GGAGCTTCCCGAGCTCGGCATCGGCTACGACACGATAGGCATGGTCGCGCCGTCCTCGGTGCAGATCGCAGGGACGTCCCTGCGGATCCCGGAGGGGCTGATACCGGCGGCCAGCGGGACGAACATCGTTCAGATGGGCGCATGGAGAGGCTACCAGATACGCATCATGTATTTCGTCAGCGAGGGAACGCCTCTGCGCTCGGTGGTCGCGGACCTCATCCGGGCGGCAGGGCTGATGCCTGCCCTGTCCGAGGGAATGGACCTCGGAAGCACGACATACTACACGACGAGCACGTTCAACTACCTCGACTGCATCCACGAGCTGATCCGGGGAGCAGGGCACCTGCTGAGGGCATCCACCGACACGGCAGGGGAGATCGCGGTCCTCCCGCAGCACACGATAGACGACGAGCCCGTGACGGCGCTGACCACCGCACCGGACGGCGCTGGGGAGAGGACGATCCTCGCGCACGACCTCACGGTGCATTGGATGGCGGAGAAGGCCACGGCCGCGCTCCTGGCCGAGAACAGCACCGAGAGCGGGCTTCCGCTGGCATTGGAGACCGATGACGAGCTGATGGACGGCTCGCTGGTCAAGGCCCTCCAGAGCCCGCTGAGGGGCATCACGGTGGACGAGACGATGGGGACGCACCGTCTCATGGCGATAGCGGCAGGAGGGAAGGTGCGCCAGCTTCACACCAACACGGTCGAGGGCACTGTCACGCTCGCCGGCTACCGGACGGACCTGTGGGAGCTCGCGGGGAGCTACGCCGGAGGGATGCCTCTCCGCCTGATCGTCCCGCAGTACGGCTTCGACGGGACGGCGATCCCGACGGCCATCGAGCTCGGGGACGGCGTCAGTAAGGTTACCCTCGACAACATCCGTACGGCCGACAGGAGCGAGGTCGCCCGCTCTATGGGACTGACCGCCGATGCGATCAGCAACACCTCGCAGAAGCTCCCGGCCACCAGCTACATCTTCGCCAAGCTGGACACCTACGCCACGCAGGAGACGGGGATCACGCCCGGGACGGTCACGCTGGTGCGCTGGCTCCTCCAGGACGGGACCGAGGCCACCAGGCAGGACAACGCCAACCTGATCAAGACGGTGGACGACAGCGTGGGATATACCCACGTATGCGCGGTCAAGGGCGAGAGCGTCTACGGATGGGCCTCCGATCCGGACAATCCCATCGCGGCGGTCGAGTTCACGATGGGAGGGACGGCCTACACCGTACCCCTCGCCAACACCAAGTTCGCCATAGCAGGACAGAGGCTGCATGCCGACATCCGCTTCCGCAAGGCATAATTAACGGACACCTCCTACGATGGGGCATGAGGATCCTCACAGCGGTGGCGGTCGCTGCAATCCTGACCGGCGCATTATTGGTATGCACGGCCGACGGGTCGGACGCGGTCGCCACTGTCACCTTCCACTACGAGAATGGCAGTGCGCTCTACAGGCAGACGCCGACCGGGGAACCGCTCAACACCGTAGGCATAGAGAACACCATCGCGCTCGGACCGTGGTATGACCGGGACGGGCACCAGTGGGATCCCGCCGAACCCATCACCGGGGACCTCGAGCTGTGGCTCACGATCCCGGGACCGGAGCCCGATCCGCCGGAGCCGGAACCGATACCGGATGCACCGGCGAGGGGACCGGGGACGGCGGTGTATATCGTGGCAGGATTGACGGTCGCAGGGGCGATCGGCACGGCGATGGTCCTGTGGATGCGGAAGGATTGAACGAACCCCATTTTTTAAACTCCTGCGCATAAAACGGTCACATGAAGTGGCCGTTCAAGAGAAGCACCGCGGAGCATGAGAAGCCTGCACGCGGCATCCAGGGGGCAACCATCCGCGTGCGCTCCGACAGCGACCGCTTCCGCTCCCGCGCCTGGTCGGAGAAGGAGACCGAACAGCATGCGCTCTACTGCGAGCTGTACGAGAACAGCATCGCGGGATCGGTCATCTGCACCGAGACGGACGACATCTTCGCACAGGGATGGGCTCTGCAAGGGGAGAAGCCCGAGGACGTCGCCCGGGTGCGGGAGTACCTCACGGCCGTCCACTTCGAGCAGGAGGTTCGCAAGCTCGCGGTGGAGTCGAAGATCTACGGGTTCGGGTTCGCCGAGGTCGGGACCGTGGGGGCGAGGCACATCCTGGTCGCGCACTCCAGCCTCAACATCGTGCCGGAGATGGACGAGGACGGCTGGCTGGACGCATTGGTGCAGATCGGCAGGAACGGGAAGGTCCTCGCGAGATGGGGACCGAAGGAGGGCGTCACGCTGGCGCTCCGTCCTTCGGCCGCGGTGCCCGGATTGGGGAGGAGCGAGCTGGCCCAGGCGGCGGAGAGCATCATCGACTACGAGAACGTCCGCAAGGCCAACATGGCCATGATCGAGAGGATGGGATTCCCGACCTACGACATAGAGTTCACCGACGACCAGGGCATCGTGGCGCCGGAGGTCCTCGAGGGAGAGCTCGGGGACGTCGGACCGGGATCCGTTTTCAGCGGGATCGGGAGGCACATCAACCAGCTGAACACCGCAGGGGTCACGCAGGTGCAGGTCTACGCGGAGGTGGCCCTGCAGGCGGTCGCCGCCTCGATGCAGGTGCCGAGGGCGATGGTCGGGCTCGCCGACAACAGCGAGGCCACGGCAAGGGTCACCCTCTCCAAGTACTACAACCGCATCGCGGCGGAGCAGCAGATCATCGCGCAGACGATGCAGGAGCGCTACCTCGACATCTGGGTCCTCCCGGACCTCGGCATCCAGAAGGGAAGCGTCCAGATAATGTTCAACAACCCCGACCCGGACGCTCAGCTCAAGAAGGCGCAGCTCCTCCAGATCATCACGGCCCTCGACCCGGCCGATCCCGAGTATCTGCTCTCGGTGGAGGAGCAGGCGGAGCTGTGGGGAAAGCACCCGAGCAAGGGAGAGTACGATGCCGACAAGCTTCGTCAGGAGATCATCGACAGGATCGCCAGGCACATCGCCGGGGACCAGGGACAGGAGCAGGATCCGGCCGAAGGAGGCGCTGAGGAATGACCCGCTCGCCCGTGAACAGGAAGGATCCGTCCGGCACCCGCAGGCTGGAGAACAGGGAGATCCGCAGGCAGAGGGAGCTCATAAGTGCGTACACCGAGGCGATGGCCGAGGTGGCGGTGGGCAACGATCCCCGCAGGATGGAGATCCTGGAGCGCCTGTCCGGAGGGCTGAAGGACGACCTGTCCCAAGCCGCCGACGACTACCTCCGCGCGACCAGCGACGCCACCGTGAGCCACACGCAGAGGGTCCTCAACAACCTGCACACCGGGATCCAGCTCGGCAACGTGCCGATACCGGAGGCCGAGGTCGAGGCGCTCCGCATCAACCTCCGCAGGCAGTTCATGCTGGAAGGGGACAACGTGCTGACCACGGTCACCAGGGTGGTCACGGAGGGCTATCAGGAAGGCCTCGGCGCCGATCAGATGCGCAGGATGATAACCGAGGAGATCCCCTCGATGGCCGACAGGGCGGAGAGGATCGTGCGCACGGAGACGATGCGGATCTGCGACGTGGTCAGCAAGGCCAGGTACGACGCGGCGGGATGCGACGGCTACTACAGCTTCCCCACGGACGACGACCGCCTCTGCACCAATTGCATATCATACGCCACCGGAGGGAGCGGGACGGAGCTCAAGGTGTACGGCCTCGACGAGCCGATGGCCCTCCCGTGGCATCCCAACTGCAGGTGCTGCAGGATCCCGCACTTCGAGGGGGTGGAGCTCACACTATGACACAGCACAAGTGCTACTACAACCAGAAGGAGGCGCTGGCCTCCTACGAGAGGACTGCCGAGGGCGGTCTGCTGATCCACGGCGTGGTCATCATGGCCGCGGGCGAGTGGACCGACATGCACGGCATCCGCACGGTATTCGGGGAGGACGTGCTCCAGAGATGCGCGGGCCAATGGGCCGATCCCGCAGTCTGGACACGCCACGCCGGAGGCTCCCCGAGGTCGGTCACCGAGAAGATCGGCACCGTGCTCAATCCGGCTTACTCTCCATCGCAGGCCGCCGTGGTCGGCGACATCCTGCTCCACTGCAAGACGGAGACGTCGGCAGCGGCAGCCGAGCTCGTCCAGCTCCAGAAGGACCAGGGCGGGATCAAGGACGTCAGCGCCGAGACCATCGTCGAGATGGGTCCCGGCGGCATCGTGACGGACGTTATCTTCACAGGGCTCGCCCTCGTCGAGGACGGGGCCTGCGAGGTATGCAAGCTCCCGGCATACGGGAAAGGAGAACCTATGACAGAGGACATCGAGAAGAAGAAGACCGAGGAGGCCTTCGAGGGGCCGGAGCAGGACGATCCTGCGAAGGGCAACCCGAAGGAGACCGCGGATCTGTTCGAGATGCTGGCAGGGTTCGTCGAGGCATTGATCCCCGAGACCAAGGACATCATCGACGAGGTCCTCGCGTCGGAAGGGGAGGACAGGGTCCGCTCCCTCGGAAAGCTCGAGGGATGCATGGCGGCGTGGGGCATCGCTCCGGTCGAGGCTTATTCCAAGGCCGTGGACGAGAAGCTCGCCGCATTCGGACAGGCACTCGACGAGAAGCTCGCCGCATTCGGACAGGCACAGGCACAGTACAGCGCACCCGCAGGGCTGAAAGGCAAGGTGGGCGCAGAGAAGGAGATCGCGGAGGAGCGTCAGACTGCGACCTTCTACGGAGGACGCGGCAGGACCGCGCTCTACTGACGCACCAGGAAAGGAACCAACATGGCAGGAATTACAGCATTCCCCGACATCCCTGACACAGTACAGGGAGCGTTCGGCACAGATATGTCCTTCGAGGCATCCGCAGACATCCTCGCAGGACAGGCGGTGCAGCTCGCCTCCACCGGCAAGATCGCACCCGCCACGGCAAGCTCGCAGAAAGTCATCGGAGTCGCGATCTACGACATCCCCAACGGCACCATCGGAGCCGTCAGGGTGCTCGGAGCCACGACCTGCGCCAACGGCGACGGCTCCACGGCCATCACCGCCGGAGCAGCAGTCACCGCAGGAACCCTCGGCGGAGTGGTCGCAGCGACCACCGGAGCGATCCTCGGCATCGCACTCGAACCCATCGCCGGAGGAGCAGTCGGCAAGGTCCTGGTCTGCCCCGGTATGAACACCACCGCGTGAGGCGAGAACATGGAGACAGGAAAGTACACATCCAAGATCTGCGACTTCGCAGGGAACGCCATCCCTGTGGGGATGTATTCGAACCAGAGACCGAGCGACCTCCTCAAGAGGATCATGGCCGTCGACAACGGCAACCTCGACTTCAGCCAGGCCGAGACCGAGAATCTGATGAAGTTCATGCCCGAGAAGATGGTCGGAATGAAGGCCAACGGAAAGGGAGCGCTGGAGTTCAGCGTCTACACCAAGGCAGACTTCCTCGCACCCACCGGTGCCGCAGGGACCAGCATCAAGGGATCGGGAATCGTCGACATCCTGGTGGCGGACACCATCATGGAGGGAGCGATGCCCTACTGCTCCGCGAGGAACATCCTCGAGGTATGGAGGAGCACCGCAGGAGCGGAGCAGGTTCCCTTCTTCACCGCACGCAAGGGCGCCAAGATCGTCGCGCCCAACGGCGACGCGGTGGACCTCGCCGAGAGCATGGGTAAGGTCCTCGCAGTACCCGAGGAGTACAAGCTCATGTGCACGCTCGACAAGGGCATCCTTGCCGATTCCAGCGTGGACATCTGGGCGGCCGTAATCAAGGAGATGGGCGCAGCGATGGAGATCGCCCTCGACCAGAAGGCGGTCGATGTATGCCTGGCGAACGCATACGCCACCGCCACCAGCGTGGCCACCACAGACGCACTGAAGGGTCTGAACCTCGCAAGGGGGCAGGTCGGTAAGAACGGCTACAGGGCCACCGGTGCCCTTATCGCACCGCTCTTCGAGGCCAACGCGCTCAACAGCATGGCCGTCCCCGCATACAACGACAGGGCGCAGGGAGTAGGCGAGAACGCATCCCTCGTCAGGTTCGCAGGCCTCGACCTCGGCGTCGACGGAAGCACCGGCATCGATTGGGGAACCGCCACCAATGTCGGAGCCATCGTCGTCGACAAGACCCATGCGGCCCACATCATCATCCGCGAGGATCTGACCGTGGGCGACTTCGACAACATCACCAAGTACGCCCGCCAGCCCACCGTCGTCAGCAGGTTCACCGTAGTGGCACCCGTGGACGGCAAGAAGGACAACAAGGGCGCGACCGTGAAGGTCGTCAACAGCTGATGAACATCCAGCGGGGAGGAAACGTCCCCGCACCAATCCATCCCCGGACATGATCCTCAACACCCACACCAGCGCCAAGGTCCTAACGCATACCTACAGGAGGGACCTCGCTCAGGCAACGATCAACCGCAACCGCGTCGGCGCAGAGACCGAGCGGTGGCTGGAGATCCCGCCGGAGGTCGGCACGGGCAAGTACGACAACCAGGCGAGGGGATGGCTGGACAATCCGAGCTGGGACGGATCCGTGCAGAGATACACCCCGCTCGATGGTCCGGGACACAAGGGGGTGGAGCCGTGACCCCGCAGGAGATCAGGCTCCTCCTCGGACTGCCGGAGGCGACCGTAGGGGACGACGTCCTCGAGGCGGCGATGAGGCTGGCGCAGATATGGTGCGACAGCACGGCGGCCAAATACCGGGTCACCGCACCGGAGACGGCGGTGGCGGACATGACCCTGTTCTACCTGCGCAACCACCTCGACACGGCAGGGATCAAGCCCTCGAGCCTGTCCCTCCCGGACATCTCGATGGCCACCGACTTCAAGAGCGCGTGCGAGCTCCTGCTGAGGGACGCCACGGACCAGATCCGCAACGCGGCCATCGCGAGGGGTAACGTGGGCTTCAACCACATCCGCAGCGGGAAGGTGCAGAGATGGAGGCCGTGAGCAGGTTCGCGCCCATCGCCCGCAGAGGGATGAACCAGACCTGCACAGTTTATAAGTTCACGGGGAACGACCCGTCCGGTCAACCCCAATACGCGCAGGGCACGGAGTGGCCCTGCAGGGTCGCAATCAGGACCGAGAGGAGCGTCAGCGACGCCGGCGACCTCATAACCAACAGCACCGCCGTGCTGATCCTCCCGGCCGACTGCGACGTCCAGGCCTACGATCAGATCGACATGCCCCGCCCGTATCAGCAGGGAGCGGTGGTCAGGGAAGTGACCACGGCGACCGATTACCTCGGGGAGGTCACCCACAGGGCGGTGCGGATCCTATGACGATGCACCGCACGGGACCGATAGGTCTGAAGGATGCGCAGGATGCGATCCGGCGCATGACCGACGGAAGGAGGGAGAGGCTCGAGCAGCTCTGCAGGAGGCACGGGGCGATCATCGAGGCGAAGGCGGCGAGCATCACCCCGGTGGACAAGGGTTTCCTCCGCAGGGCCAACGCCCACAAGGTCGAGAGCTGGTACGGCAGCACCATCCTCACGGTGGAGAACCGCATGAGCTACGCGGTCTACCAGCACAACTATCCGCACAATCACACCCAGCCCAACGCCAGGGACCACTTCATCGCCCTGCCCTTCGGGGCGGAGCTCCCGGCGCTGGTCAGGGACATCATAGACGCAGACATGGAGGCAGCGACGAAATGAGTCAGAAGTACACGCCGGTGGAGTGGGAGGACGAGACGCCCACGACCCCGGGCACATTGATTAACAAGGCAAGGCTGGACCAGATGCAGGGCGCCCATCACTACGCCGACGGATTCGAGGAGGTCGACACCGTGCCGACCGCAGATCCCGGCGTGAGCTATCACAAAGTGGTCTACTGCCTCGCGGACACGACCTTCTACAGATGGACGGGCACCGAATGGGTCACCGACGTGGACGACGAGACCAAGGCGCTCCTGCTGGCCCACGAGGCCGACCATAACAATCCCCACGCCGTCACCAAGGCGCAGGTGGGACTCGGCAACGTGGACAACACCTCCGACGAGGACAAGCCCGTATCGACCGCGCAGGCGGCCGCCATCGGGCTGGTCCAGGACAACCTCGACACCCACGAGGGGAACCACAGCAATCCCCACCAGGTCACGGCCGCGCAGGTCGGCCTGGGGAACGTGGATAACACGTCGGACGTCAACAAGCCGGTCAGCACCGCACAGCAGGCGGCCATCAGCGGGGTGCAGGCGAACCTCACGACCCACACGAGCGACCACAACAACCCGCACTCGGTCACCAAGGCGCAGGTCGGCCTGGGGAACGTCGACAACACCAGAGACCTCGACAAGCCCATAAGCACGGCCGTGCAGGATGCCCTCGACGGGCTGGAGAGCGACTGCATCAACCGCATCAACTCCGAGGTCACCGACAGGGGCAACGCCGACACGGAGATCCGCACCGATCTCCACGCTGAGACGGTGGCGAGGGAGGACGCGGACGTCCTGCTCAACGCCCGCGCGGACAGCCTGCAGGAGCAGGTCGACGAGAGGGTCAGGATCGCCAACGGCGTGACCGAATGGTCCTCGGCGGTCATCTACACCGCCAACGCCTTCTGCGCCCGCAACGGGACACTATACCGCTCCCTGTCGGCCAACAACGGGAACCACGACCCGCTGAGCTCCACGGGATGGTGGGAGGAGTACGCATCCGGGAGCAAGCAGAGCACCGGGCTGATCGGGCCGGACAACGTCTACACCGAGGACATCGGGGACGGCTCCGCCACGGTCATCGCGGTCAACCACGGACTGACCTCCTACGACGTCCTCTGGTGCCTGTGGAGCAACAGCGACAAAGGGGTCGCGTCGGTGCAGGCGGTCAAGACATCGGCGGACGTGCTCACGCTCACCTTCGCGGTCGCTCCGGCGGCGGACGAGTACAGGGTGCTCGTATTCCGTCCGGGCGATGCGGCGAGGATCTACACGCAGACCTTCGCTCCCTCCGGGAACGATGTGGTCATCACGCACAACCTCGGGAGGCTCCCCGCGGGGATCTCCCTCTATGCGCCCGACGGCACCCGCGTCGGCGTGCGCATGACCGTGGACACCACCACGATCACCCTCCACTTCGCGGGATATGACAACGGGAACTACAAGATACAGGTGGTAGCATGACAAATGATTGGGAGAGCAATTTTGCAGTAAGAGGGAAGATCAGCGCCGGAGTGCAGGCATCGCAGGCGGGGGACGCCGTCCTCCTCGGACAGAACGGGAAGATCCCGGACGCCTTCATCTCCGGCTCGGACTTCAAGTACAGCCTGGCGTTCAACGCCACGACCTTCCAGACAGACCCCACGGCCTGCCTGGCATACGCGGACGACGCCGTGGGCTTCACCAGGGTGGACGGCTCCGCGGCCACGGCGCTGCAGAGCCATGCCAACGGGAGCTGGGGGGACGACAACCCGCTGATCGCTTCGATGTTCTACGCCACGTTCAATTCGGACGGAACCATCCACCACATCCTCGACCCTTCCAACCTCACCAAGGACATCAACGGGGAGGACAGGAGCACGGAGATCACGCAGGAGAACGTCATGCTGGTCATTCCCACGCTCTACAGCGAGAGGAATGCCAGCGGGATCAGCATCAGCTCCAAGAGGTCACAGGGCACGCCCTACGCCCATACATACGACGGCCACACCTACAAGTACCTCGCCATAGGGGTCTACGAGGGGACCATCGTGGACGGGAAGCTCATGTCGGTCAGCGGATCGGCGGAGCCCTCCTATTCCAAGACCAGGGCGGAGTTCAGGGCCGCGGCGCAGGCCAACGGCGACGGCTGGATGCTGACCAATTGGCACGTCCGCCAGCTCATCAGGGACCTGACCCTCCTGATCGGGAAGAGCTTCGACAGCCAGCGCAACTTCGGCCAGGGCTTCAGCACCGGCGGGAGCAACGCGGCCGGGAACAGGGCTTTGGTGCCCGGACTCGCCAACACCCTCGGCAGGTATGCGGGCAATCCCGCAGGCACAAGTAACGTCGTGAAGTGCCTGATCGAGAACCCGTGGGCCAGCAAGTGGGAGTTCATCGATGACATAATGACCGGCTACAACGACGCGGACCAGGCATACGCTGATATCTACGTCGGGCAGCAGCTGGAGGTCGTGGACGACCTGACCAAGATGACGCTGATGGACGAGCTGGAGACAGCCAACATGCACGCCAGCACCAATGCCTTCTGTACCTCGATCTATACGGACGAGGTCGGATGGGGGCTGTGGAACAACCACGACGGAACGGATGCGACGGGCCTGTGCGACAAGCACTGGTCCAACCCCTCCGCACAGAGGCTGGCGTTCGCGGGCGGTGGCTCGAGTGATGGGTCGAATGGCGGGGTCTCGGCGCTGGGTCTGGGTATTGCCCTGTCGGGTGCCGATTGGTATTTCGGTGCCCGCCCGGCCTTCGTATTCGACTGACAGCGAGCCGTCCCCGGCGAGCGATGGAGGTCAATAGGATCGGGCACAGTGATCGAGGAGTGCGGGGCGGAAGCCCCGCAGCAAACCACTTAATCATCACGCTCCCACAAGGAGAAGGTTACGGCGGAACGCGACGCCGGTATGCCTCTCTGGCTGGCGATCACGGGCGGTAACTCGAATAATGGGTCGAATGACGGAGTCTCGACGCTGAATCTGAATAATGCCCTGTCGAATGCCAATTGGAATATCGGTGCCCGCCCGAGCTCCACCTAAATCATCATCACGATGCACGCAAAGAACCGAACCGCCGTGACCTCACCACTCGGTGAAACAAAACAAAACGAACGCGACCTAGTACCCTGCCCGGTCGGGGAGGCGGAACGGCCGCCAATAGGTGAAGGCATGCCGAAGAGAGCAGGACACATCAGGGAGAGGACGGTCTCGGACGAGAACATCCGCGAGGCCTACCGCCTCGCAGCAAGAGGGAGATCGCACACCAGGGGCGTGCGGACCTTCCTGGAGAATGAGGAGGAGAATCTGCAGGCCGTGAAGCGGATGCTGGAGGAGGGGACCTTCGAGAGTTCCCCGTACCATTACTTCCAGATACACGAGAGGGGCAAGACCCGCGATATCGCATCGCTCCTCTTCTTCCCGGACAGGGTCGTCCATTGGGCGCTCACGCTGGCCACAAGGGACGTATTCGTGGGAGGGTTCATCTCCCAGACCTACGCCGCGATCCCGGGCCGGGGGACGCACCAGGCACTCCGGGATCTGAAGCGGGCGCTGAGGCACCCGGAGGCGAAGTACTGCCTCAAGGTGGACGTGCACCACTACTTCGAGAGCATCGACAAGGACATACTGATGGAGAAGGTCGAGCGCAGGATCAAGGATCCGGCGGTTCTCGGCCTGTACCGGGAGATCGTCTACGGCTACCCGAGGAAAGGGATCCCCATCGGGAACCTCACCAGCCAATACCTCGCCAACCTGTACCTCTCGGACATCGACCACTACTTCAAGGAGCAGTACCGCTGCCGGTGGTATTTCCGCTACATGGACGACATCGTCATCCTGGGGTGGAGCACCGCATGGCTGCGGAGGGTCAGGACCGTCCTCGAGCGGAAGCTCGCGGAGATCGGTCTGTCGCTGAACCGCGGGTGGCAGATCTTCCCCACTGCGGACAGAGGCGTCGATTTTGTGGGTTACCGTTCGTGGAGGACACACACCCTCCTGCGGACGGGGACCAAGAGACGCATGGCGAGGAAGATGACGAGGATCATGGCGACGGACGGACCGCCGGACATCCGGCAGAGATCGTGCGCGGCCGCATACCACGGGATCCTCCTGTGGTGCGACGGCACGAGGTTGCACCGGAAGTACGTCGACCCGGTCATCGCGAGAATGGAGGCATACACATGAGAAGCATGAGAGTCAGGGGAGACGCTCTCCCCTCGGCACAGGAAAGCACAGCGACCGCATACATCGTCAGGACGGGCATCGCCCCGTTCAGCGAGACCGACGAGCAGGGTAATGTCTCGCAGGGCTATGAGTGGACCGAGCTCCGCCTGGAGCCCGGGGAGTATCAGCTCGTCCGCGAGGGGAAGGTCCCCGCCGGAGCCGTATGGGACAACAGGCTCCGCAGGATCCGCCTGCTCGCGCAGCTCGAGGCCACCGATTACGTGGCTGCGAAGCTGGCCGAGGCGGAGGGCGAGGATCTCGCCCAGCTCCGCCAGGAGTATGCGGAGATCATCGCGCAGCGCAAGGCGTGGAGAGCGGCGATCAACAGCCTGTGAGCATCCGCACCCAAACCCCTTACCTGTATTTTTTACAGTTGGTTTTAAATATATGTAACACAATGTGTTACACAGGAGGAGGACGAAAGGGCCTCCCCGGGAGATAGAAAACATGACCGATTGGATCGAGCTCTACGAGCAGGACAGGAGAAGCATGGCGGCGATCATGCGCGACAACATCGCCACCGACATCAGATACGGCTACGGCGCCAATTGGGCGGTCCGTCAGCTCATCAGAGTCGAGGAGTACGAGAAGGAGACCGAGGAGAGGCTGAGGACCTTCCGCAGCGCGTGGAACGGACAGCAGCTCGCCTACTGCGACCTCAAGAGGAGAGGGGCGATCGCATGAGGTGGACCGACGAGAGCTTGCAGGCATACGCGAGGGAGATCCTCGTGCCCCTCGGCAAGGAAAGGGTTACGGCGGACTTCGAGCCCTTCAAGGAGTTCAAGGTCAACTATTCGCACGGACGGAAGCACGCCGAGTTCCACGTCAGCGATTACCTCAGAGACTCGCCGAAGCACGTGGTCCGCGACATCATCATCGGGATCGTCACCGGCGAGAAGAGGAAGGCCTACTCCGGGCGCACCAGGGAGTGGCTGATGACCAGGACCAAGGTCAAGGCCTTCGACGCCTACGCGGAGCGCCACGGCCTCCGCGAGGGGAAGCACATCGACCTCGCCGCATTCGAAACCGGGGGCACGCAGGTCCGCTTCGGACCGATGTGGAGGGACGCGGCCTTCACGCTCCTGTTCGACGTCATCGTGATAAACGAGGAATACGATGAGCCAGGCGCCGAGGAGGAGATCGGGAAGCTGATCCGCGGGCAGATGGAGGAGCTCGCGATGGCGAGGGAGCTCTTCTCCTCGGGAGAGACAGAGTGATAAAAATGGCCACGGAATACGAGGAGTTCAATGCGAAGATCACCGCGCACGGCAACAGCCTCACCATCAACTGCACTGCAGCGATCAAGAGGATGGGGCTCGGACGCGGGGACCTCGTAAGGGTTCGCATCGAGAGGATCCCCGCGAAGGAGTGATGGGTGCCGATCCCTTCCGGGGTCGGCGGGAGATAGCCGGCAGAGCCGGATGCCCTGCCGGAAATGGCGCCGGCGCCCAAGTGATGGGTTCAGCAGAGGCGCCAGCACTTCTCCATCAGCAGACCACCTTATAAAGATTCGCGGAGAAAACAAACATTTTAGTGTTTTTTTGTTTTTTTGTTTTTTCACTTTTACGGGAGAGAGAGCAATGGACAACGATGGATTAGCGAAAGCGCTCGCCGGGATGGAGGGATGGCTGGCGAGGCTCGAGAAGGGCAACAGGAGCCCTAAGACGATAACAGGCTACAGGACGGCGGTCGGCAACACGCTGCGCTTCCTGTGGGCCAACGGACGGCCCTGCGATCCGCAGGGGATAGGGGAGGACGGCATCGTCGAGATCGTCAGCAGATACCCGGCGAGCGAGACCACGGTGCACTACTACGTCAAGGCGCTCGGGCAGTTCCTCGCATGGACCGGGAACACGATCGTCAGGGACATGGGCCTCCTGTGGAACGAACCGGTGCATCCCAATGCGAGATGGATCACGCCGGAGGAGTTCAGCAGGATCGCCGAGGCCTGCGCGGATCCGACCGACCGCATCATCGTGATGCTCGCAGCTTATGCCGGGATGCGGAGGAGCGAGATCGCCGGACTGAAGCTCTCCGACATACTCAGCGACCGGATGGTCGTGACCGGGAAGGGACACGGGAGAGGGAAGCAGCGCATCCTTCCGATCACCGGACGGATCCGCTCGGAGCTCGACCGCTATATGGCGTACAGGAGGCGGTTCGTGAGGGACGGGGACGTGGAGGGGCTGGTGGTAAGCTTCCCGACCGGAAGGGCACCCACGGGCATGACAGAGGGCACCGTGGGCAAGCGGGTGCAGAGGATCTGCCGGAGGGCGGGAGTGGATGCGTCGGCGCACAGCTTCCGCAGGTATTTCGCCACGAGGATCTGGGACACGATGCCGGAGAAGGACATCAAGATCCTGCAGGACCTACTCGGGCATTCGAGCCCGGCGGTCACGAGCAGATACATCAGGACCGACGGGGACGCACTCGCCGTAGCAATGGAAAGGTTATAAATATCAATCAGCGCAATGTGGATTCAAGGGTTCAGCAGAGCGGGATTTTATAAGATGACCGCTAACTGTAGTTAGCGGGCATCCCGGGATCCTATTCTATTGAACCCGGGAGATAGAAAATATGCCCGGAAAGATTGAAAGACAGGAAGTCTGCAACAGACTTCTGGCCTACGCATTCGACAACCTCGACACCAGGAGCTTCCTCGACAGGGAAGGGACCTGCGTCATCCGCTACGCGAGATTCCGCGAGGCGATGATGGAGACCGATCTGATCGCCAGCGAGCCGACGATCCGCAGCAAGTGGAAGTCGCTCTCGGCGTCGGGGATCATCCGCATCCAGAGCAAGGACGGCAGGACCGGAGTGATCGATTGGGACATGCTGAAGATGGCGAGCTCCCCGGCCGTGGTCGCCCGCCTCGAGACGGAAGCGGAGCAGGAAAACGAAAAAAACAAAAAAACAAAAAAACACACCGAGGAGGTCATCGCATGACCGACCAGCTCGGATTATACGAGAGGCTGGCACAGGCCCGCCAGGAGTTCCAGAGGAAGGCCAACTTCAAGAAGGTCCAGACCAGCGGCCTGCAGTACGCCTACCTCCCGACCGAGGTGGCCAAGCCTCTGATCGAAGAGTGCACCAGCAAGGTGGGCGTCACGATCATCCCCACCGACATCAGGGTCATCCCCGACATGACCTTCCACGAGGGGAAGCAGACCTACATCACGGCGATGGTCACCTTCGAGCTCGCATGCCAGGAGGACAGCAAGGAGCTGAGGGTCATGGCGGAGGCCAACGACTACAGCGACAAAGCCATCAACAAGGTCTACACGATGGCATACAAGAACCTCATCAAGATCGTATTCGGATTCAGCGAAAGTGCGAAGGACGACAGCAAGTTCGACGATGCACGCCAGCAGGACAACGACTTCAACCAGGCAGAGGTCCCCAAGAAGGACCTCAAAGTGCCGGCGAGGAAGGAGGGCAAGCCCGTGGACCGCTTCTTCGACAAGGGGGGGAAGGCATGACCCGCCTCGAGGTATGCACCAAGTGCGGCGGGGAGTTCCGCGCCTACGAGAACGGCGACGGGACCGCATACGGCAGGTGTTACAACTGCGGCGCCTCCCACTACTTCGGACCGCTGAGCGAGAGCGACAAGAGGGACGCGGAGCTCCTCGCCAACCACCTCCGCGGAAGCAGGGCGTGAGAACATGATCGGGAAGCGCACGACCCTGTATGCCGAGATCGCCGAGAGCGTCAAGGGTGCGGGACCGGTCACCATCGAGCAGATCTACTACCGCCTCCTCGCGACCACCACCCACCGCTACGACATGCCGAGCAAGAGGGAGCTGTCGGGCTACATCAGGCAGGTGCCCGAGCTCCAGAGGATCACGAGGAAGGGCGAGAGGCCGCCCCTGTACGAGTACAAGGAGGCGAGGGCATGAGCCAGATCTGGGACAGGGAGCCGATGTGGGGGGCCGTAAGGGACATCCTCGAGAAGAACGGATCCTGCACGGCCGGAGAGATCACCGACGCTCTCGTCGGACAGGGATGGAGGGTCACCCCGGAGTACAGGCTCGACGGCAGGGTGTACCAGCTCCTCCGCGAGAGGACGATTACCGGAGAGGTGGTCCGCACCGAGAGGGCAGGGAGCAGGGCCAAGACCTACGGCCTCGCCAAGGGGATGCCGAGGGGCATCGTCCACTACACGCCGGAAGAGTACGCCGACCTGCACAGGATCGCCAAGAAGCTTCGCATATCCCCGCAGGAGCTGGCGGGCAGGATCCTCACCGCCGGGATCGCCTACATGAAGAAGGTGGTCGGATGACCGGCACCAAGGTCAGCGTCCGCATATCGGCGGGACTCAAGGACAGGGCCACCAGAGAGGCGCAGGAGAAGAACGTCAGCCTCTCCGAGTACATCAAGCAGGCCATCGGCGAGAAGCTCGACAGGGAGGGTTTCTGATGGACCAGGAGCTGTTGGGCATCATCGAGAAGGAGGTCGCCACCTTCCGCTACGGGGCGCCGATCACCATCTACGACATCAGGGTGGTCGCCGAGGCCGACGGCCACGACCTCTCCAAGTGGGACGGCAGGAGCATCGGGATCGCCCTTGCGAAGATCTGCGAGACCCGCGACGGGCCCTATGGCAAGAAGGATTACAGGAGCTTCTACAGGAGGTGTCCGCAATGAAATGCACCGAGGCATACCTCGACGAGCTCCTCAACAGGGAGAGCATCGTGCTCAAGAGCTTCGACCGGAACCAGCTCACTATCCTCGGATTCGAGCCCAAGACGGTCAGCGACGGCGAGAGCACGGTCACGGACCTCATGCTCCGCTGTCCCTGCGACGAGGGCTACAGGTGGAGGTTCTACGCCGCCGTGGCGGAGATCGGGGACGGGAACGCCGTCCTGTACGGATTCCGCAACGGGATGATGACCGCTCCCGGATTCGAGTACAGGGAGTACAACGACCTCCGCCGCATGAGCAAGTACAACTGCGGGCAGGAGGTCGACGAGTGGATGGTGGGCCTGCTGCGGGCGCTGATCGAGCAGGACGCCATCGAGCCGGAGGAGGCGGTCGAATGACCGACGAGGGCATCCGCCTCCGCATGTGGATCGCCGAGAGGGCGGACCTGTACACGCTCAAATACGGGGAGTTCAGCACCACCGACATCTGGCACTTCCTCGACGTGGAGCACACCAGGCATGCGCCCACGCTGAAGGAGACCAGGGCGATCCTCGGCATCATGCCGGAGATGGAGCACACCGGGAGGGACCGCTGGAGATATTCCCCGCAGAGGATCCCCGAGGACGAGCAGAGCATCATCATGGTCTGCATCATGGCCAGCGGGGCCATCCCGGTATGCGCCCTCCAGGACAAGTACGGGCAGGAGGCCGTCCGCCTTGCGGAGAGGAACGGTACCATCAGGATCAACGAGTACTACGGCGGAGCAGAGATCGAGGGAGGATGGGCATCGCTCACCGAGCTCGGCGCGATGAGGGCGAGAGGCCTGTGGGGGGCGGTCGCATGAACCCGCTCCAAGAGGCGCTCCGCGTCGAGGGGCTGGAGAGGGGCTACAGCTTCCCTTCCGTATCGTTCTCCCCTCTGCCGGAGCCGAGGGTCATCATCACGAAAGTGACCGGCAGGACCTACAACCTCGAGGTCAGCGACTACTTCCGCGACCTGCCCGACAGGCTGGCGAGGGAGTACGCGGCCACGGTCATGGATTGCATCACCGGAGGCCTGCCGACGGTGCCGGAGGAGGTGCGCAGGCACATCAGGGAGCACAGCCTCGAGAAGTACATCAGGCGCAATGGCTACTTCGAGCCGAGGGAGATCCGCGAGGCCGATCTGGAGGGCATCGCGAACGCGCTGAAGGACAGCGGGAAGCTCCCCCGGGACATCACCGTCCTGTGGACCGCCGACCCCCAGAGCAGCCACATATCGCCCACCTTCCGGGTCATCGCCATCCCGCTCTACCTCCTGGAGGAGCACGACGACAGCGAGATCGTCAGCGAGGTGCTGGCCAACTACCGCATCCTCAAGGCACGCACGGGAGGGATCGCATGAAGCTGAAAGGCATCCTCGTCGGCAAGTACGGGATCATATCCAGAGCGGTCATAGAGGACGATTGGCGGGAGCAGGCGAAGGCCATCGGGTGCGAATACGTCGAATACCCGAGGAGGCACCTCGGGGACCTCTGCGTGGTGCCGATCTGCGACGAGGAGTTCCACGCCCGCGAGAGGTATTACATCGGAGCGCCGGTCATCGGATTCGACGAGGGCGACATCTACGGGTCGGTGTTCATCGTCAAGCCCGGGAAGCAGGGCAGGCTCAAGAGCCTCAACGTGGACGAGGAGGACGCGGTCATCATGGAGCTCGGGAAGCGCATCCGCAGGATCGGGGAGGGGATGGCATGACGTTCCTCGTGAGGGTCAGCGACCCGACCTGCCCGGACCAGAACAGGGTCATGGAGAGCGCCAAGGCCTTCGCCGAGGCGAAGGACAACCCGCTCAAGGCACTGCTCCTGCTCCACGATTCCCCGAGCGAGTTCGTATTCGACCTCGACGACCCGCAGGACCGGGAAGCCTTCGAGAAGGCCTATGGGGAGGAGCTCGCGCTTCGCACGATCCATCTCGAGGAGGGCGAGACCTTCACGGTCATGTGCACCAAGAGGGTGGACGAATGGGAGGACGATCCCGAACCGGAGGAGCAGGAGGAGGAGCCGATGCCCGTCCTCGCCGAGGAGCCCCGCAGGTGTGCCTGCGGAGGCAGGCCGAGGATCCTGCACGAACCCGGGAAGGGCTATGCGGTCCAGTGCGAGGAGTGCTGGACCAGCAAGGGGACCTGGGACCTCCAGCTCTCCAAGGCCATCGCCCGCTGGAACGGAAAGGAGGTGGACCAATGAGCGACGCACCCGTGGACGCACCCGCCCACTGCCCGCTCTGCGGGAAGCCGGCGGTCAACCACGTGCAGATCCCGGGCCACTTCATCATGTACCTCTGCGCGAAGCACTGCGACGAGCTGGAGCACATGCTGCAGGCGTACCGGGAAGGAGCCCACCTCTGCACGATCGCCGAGCGTCCGACCTCGGTCAGGACCTGCACGGTCACCGTCAAGGATGGCAGGCGCACGCTCATACAGGCGAAGTGCGGAGGCCTCACTGCGAGGATCGCCATCAAGAACCTGGTCGAGGCGCTCACCGGCGAGGTGGCGGCCAAGGCGCTCCTCGAGGAGGTGCCCGAATGATCCTCCCCTGCGCCAGGTGCGGGAAGCAAACCCCGTATTTCACCGAGACGTATGATCCCGACGAGCGCCGCAGCATGACCGTCCCGCTATGCGAGGAGCACCAGAGGGAGCTGGTGGCGATGATGATGAGCTACATCGCGGAGGGGAAGCCCCGCCACGACTGCAGCGGATGCCCCGAGTGCATGGTGCTGATGAGCATACACCCGGCGAGGGCCGTCCCCGATCCGAACAGCGACACCTGCAGGGGATGCCGGCATTATTGGGACTACAGACAGGAGGGGAGGCAGTGAGCCTGCACGACCGGGTAATGGAGGTCATGGGGACCGATCCCGGGAGGGAGTGGACCTGCCGGGAGATCGCCGACATCCTCCACCCCGGCCTCGCCCAATGGGCGAGGAACGGCCCGATCAAGAACGTCAACACCGTCCTGCACAGGGCGGTCAAGTACGGCCTCGTCCGGCAGACCGGGAGAGGGAGCAGGGGACACCCGTCGACATGGAGGCTCGAAGAGGAATGATCCCCACCTACCCCGAATACAAGGTCTACGACTTCCGCGCATGCGAGCACTGCACCGACGGCCTCCTGGTGGAGGTACGCGGGAACGTCGGCGGGGAGATATGGGCGCACACCCACTGCTTCCAATGCGGAAGGGACACCGCCGAGCTGGTAAGGAGGACCGGGCAGTGAAGGGCGGGAGCATATACGTCTGCAACAGGTGCGGGGCACGCATCGATCTGCCCGGAACCCTCGAGGAGACCAGGCAGGAGGCGGAGTGCCGGGGATGGAAGCTCCGCAGGACCAAGACCGGAGGGCACAAGGGACCGACGCTCTGCCCCGTGTGCGGGAGGCGCAGGGACCGATGAAGGGGAGCAAGTGCACCTGCTGCGGGAGGATCGTCCAGCTCCGCTACCCGTACCGGTGGGGTCACAAGCTCTGCGCCGGATGCCTCCGCACGTTCGTCATCGAGCGCATGCAGGAGAGCATGCCGGTCCGCCTCCGCAGGTGGCCGAGGAGGAGGGAGCGATGCCGAGATATTTCTGCACGGCCGCCACCGGGATCCGTGCCACCGACATCATCGGGCAGGTGCTCGACAGGGCGCCGAGACCCTACTCTGCCAGCGAGATCGCCGAGATCACGGGACTGCCCATCAACGTCGTCACGTCATTCCTCACGCGCAACCAGGCGAGGGGACGCATATCCGTCAGGATCGTGCCGAGGAGGACCAGCAACAGCGGGAAGCCTCAGCGCGAGTATTGGCGCGGGAGCGACTGCATACATCACACGTTCGGGAAGGGGGACATGTTATCGGAGGATCAGGCGAGGGAGCTCGCAGAGGGACACAGGCCCGTCATGTGGCGGGAGACGGCAAGCACGGTATGGAGCGTCGACGAGACCGACACGCTGGCGGTTCGCAGGGGAGAGCAGGTCATCTGCATGGGGAAGGTCCAGAGCATCAGGGAGATCAGGACCGGGAAGGTGGCCATCAAGGTCCGCAACGGGCCGAGGCTGGAGTTCAGCACGAAATCACACGAATGACGTTAAAAAAAAAGGGAAGGAAGCACGACATGGCAGAGATCAGAGAAGTGAAGGTGGGCGACATACGCCCGTACGAGAGGAACCCGAGGAGGAACGACGCCTCGGTGGATGCGGTGGCGAACAGCATCCGGGAATTCGGATTCAGAGCCCCGATCATCGTCGACAGGGACGGCGTCATCATAGCAGGACACACCCGCTGGAAAGCGGCGAAGAAGCTCAAGCTCAAGACCGTCCCCGTGATATACGCCGAGGACATGACGCCGGAGCAGGCGGAGGCCTACCGCATAGCGGACAACAGCGCAGGATCCGCGAGCGAGTGGGACTTCGACCTGCTGGCCGACATCATACCCACGCTCGACTTCGACATGGGCGACTTCGGGCTCGACATATTCCGCACCGAGGACGGGGTGGACTTCAGCAACCTCGAGGCACTGAAGGACCAGGAGCATACTGCAGAGTACGAGGCCTTCCTCGACAAGTTCAAGGAAAAACACACCACCGACGATTGCTTCACGCCTCCGGCAGTGTATGAGGCTGTCCGTGCATGGGCTTTCAGCGAATACGAGATCCCGGAGGACCGCACGGTGCTCCGTCCGTTCTACCCCGGCGGAGATTTCGAGAGCTTCGATTATTCTGCAGGAGGGATCGTCCTCGACAATCCTCCGTTCTCCATCCTCAAGAAGATCGTCCGCTTCTACATCGACAAGGGCATCGACTTTTTCCTATTCGCAGACGCAAGGACGGTGGGCTGGTATTTCGAGGACTGCAATGTGGTCCTCCCCGGTTTTAACATCGAATACGAGAATGGTGCGACAGTGAATACGGCATTTATCACGAATATGGGCAAGGACAAGATAAGGGTCGCAGCCACGCTCTACCAGAGGCTCGAGGAGGCCCAGCCGGAGATCACCGCAGACCTGCAGGCGTATTCCTACCCCGACAACCTGGTGACATCTATGACACTGTCAAGGCTGGCCAAGTACGGCAGCGACTTCGGCATCGAGCACATCGAGTTCGTCAAAAAGATGGACTGCGGGCAGGAGATTTACGGAGGCGGTGCGCTGGTCTCGGACCCGCAGGCCGAGAAGGTCAAGGCCGAGAAGGTCAAGGCCGAGAAGGTCAAGGCCGAGAAGGTCAAGGCCGAGAAGGTCAAGATCATCATCGAATTATCCGAGAGAGAGAGAGAGGGTGCAGAGGCTCAACATGATGGAGGCACAGGTATGACCACACAGCAGGACTTCACCGGGGACAAGGCGGAGAGGGTGAGCGCATGACCGAATACACAGTGGTCGTGGAGGACCGGCAGGAGATCATCGACAGGGAGATAGCACGCTCGCACATGGCGGCGCTGATTCCCCTCCTGGAGTACGCGGGCGACATCCTCGACGACATAACCGACATAATCCCGACCGGTAACAAGCTGTGGGACGGGGCCGACATCGCCAAGAGGAGGGTCGCCGAGGCCTGCGCGGCATTGGACGGCGCCCTCGAGGATATGCAGAGGGACGAGGAGCAGGAGGACGAGGACGACGAGGAGGGAGACGAATGACCGACGAGATAACGATGATGAGGCTCAAGGACATCCACCCGTACCCCGGGAACCCACGCAGGATCGGGAAGGATGCGGTGGACGCGGTGGCGAGATCCATCGAGAGCTTCGGATGGCAGCAGCCGATAGTGGTGGACAGGGAGCACACGATCATCGTAGGGCATACCCGCTACAAGGCGGCGCAGAAGCTCGGGTTCAAGGAGGTGCCCGTATTGGTCGCGGACCTCGACGAACAGAAGGCCGCCGAGTACAGGGTCGCCGACAACAGGGTGGCGGAGTTCAGCACGTGGGATTACGGTGCGCTCCTCGACGAGCTCCAGACCATAACCGGCATCGACATGGCGGACTTCGGATTCGCCGCCGTGACCGCCGACGGCGATGAGGGGGGGGGGTCGAGCGATGACGGGGACTACGTCGGCACCGCAGGCACCAGCGCCGAGCTCGACCTCGACGACTACGGCGATGAGGAGCTTCCCCTTGTTTGTCCGCATTGCGGCTTCAGATTCAAGGAGGGGGATTGAGATGGACATCGTGCAGGTAAGGCCGGAGGACATACATCCCTACCCGAACAACCCGAGGGTCAACCAGCAGACCGTGGAGCATCTGATGCGGTCGATCCGGGACTACGGATTCCGCCAGCCCATCGTGGTGGACGGGGACATGGTGGTCATCGCCGGGCACGCGAGGCTCAAGGCGGCGCTCCGCCTCAAGCTGGAGACGGTGCCCGTCATCATCGCCTCGGGACTGACCGAGGAGCAGGCCAGGGCGTACAGGCTCGCCGACAACAAGACCGGCGACCTCACCGCATGGGACGAGAGGGCGCTCGCAGCATCGGCCGATCTGATCGGGGAGGCCCTCGCCGCCTACGGGATGGACTTCGGGGAGGCCGTATCGAAAGGCATGCCGGAGAGGAAGCACACTCACATTTGCCCGAGGTGCAAACATGAGTTCTGAAGGGTGGACGCTCGCAGGGATCCCGGCGCCGGAGGAGGACGCGCCGACATGCTTCAGCACGTTCAGCTGTGGAGGAGGGAGCACGATGGGCTACAAGCTCGCCGGCTACAGAATGCTCGGGAACGTGGAGATCGACCCGGCGATAAACGCGATGTACAAGGCGAACCACCACCCGCTCCACAACTACGAGATGGACCTGCGGAAGTTCAACACGCTCGACGATCTACCGGAGGAGCTCTACCACCTCGACGTCCTCGACGGGAGCCCGCCCTGCTCCACGTTCAGCATGGCGGGAAGCAGGGAGGACGCATGGAGCGTCAAGAAGCAGTTCCGGGAGGGACAGGCGCTCCAGACCCTCGATGACCTGTTCTTCGTATTCATCGGCACGGTGGCCAAGCTGCGCCCCAAGGTGGCGGTGGCCGAGAACGTGAAAGGACTGATCGCCGGCAACGCGAAAGGCTACGTCAACCAGATCATCAGGGAGTTCCGGGAGATCGGCTACTCGGTGCAGATATTCCTCCTCAACGCGGCCGACTACGGGGTCCCGCAGGCGAGGGAAAGGGTGTTCGTCATCGCCAACAGGATGGGCTATCCGAAGCTCGCACTGCCGGCACCGGTGCCTCCGATCACCTTCGGGAAGGTATGCTCCGAGAGGCCGGGAGAGAGACCGGCAGACACGGTGGCGAAGCTCCGGCAGTACGCATTACCGGAGGACAGGAACATCGGGCAGATCATGGAGAGGATGGTCGGCAAGAGCACATACTTCAGCTACAACATCGTGGGCAGGGACAGGATCTGCCCGACCATCACGGCCAGCATCAGACCGATCCGCAAGTGGGATTGGACCTACTTCACGGACGAGGACATCGCGGCATGCTCGACCTTCCCGACCGACTACGACTTCTGCGGGCAGGATCCGTGCTACGTATGCGGAATGAGCGTCCCGCCGAAGCTGATGCAGACGGTGGCAGGAGCGGTAAAGGCGCAATGGTTCGACAGGGAGGGGAGAGCATGACCGACATGAAGCACTGTCCCTTCTGCGGGGAATACCCCGAGATCGACACCGGCATCTTCGGACTCTTCGGCAGGCCGCCATATTACGTATTGATGCACCCGGACAACGACTGCATACTCGCGGACTTCGAGAGCGCCGCATACAGCAGCAAGGAGGAACTGATCGAGGATTGGAACCGGAGGGTGGACGCATGACCGCCGTCCCCACGGACAACCCCGTGATATGGCAGAGGAGGGGCAACCGGACGGTCGAAGTGAGGCCGGCGGGCAAGGCAGGCATCGACGTCGGGATATGGGGCCACCACTTCATCATGAGCCCCGGCGAGGCGCAGGAGCTCGCCCTCGCCATCATCCACGCAGTACGGGAGGCGAAGCTATGACGCTATCATACGCATACACCTGCGACGTATGCGCGACCGTCGAGCACATCCCGATAGACGGAGACCCCCATAAGCTCCCGACGGGATGGGCGCACATCACGGTCGACTATCCCAACGGGATGCACCAGGCCAAGCACCTGTGCACGATATGCACGCAGGCGATGCAGGACGACGTCCCCATAGCGCACCACGTCTCCAGCAGGGTGGTCGCATGTAGACAGATGGAGGGGATTCAATGACCGACATCAACATCGAGATACGCATCAAGAACGCAGACGCCTACAAGAACATAGCCAGGGTGGCGGAGGGCATCCGCGAGGAGCTCCGCGAGCTATTCGAGTACGAGGCCGTCCCGCCGGTGGAGATCACGGTCACGATCCACGACGGAAAGGGGCACGCATCGAGCAGGGACGTCTACAAGGGGGCGATGGATTGAAGGGCAAGACGCCGACCGCAGTATGCCGGAGGTGCAGGATGTGGACCGACGGCGGATGCCTCTGCAACGATCACAAGCGCTGCAGGGACTGCAACATGCCGAGGTGCGTCCTCCTCGCCGAGAGAGGGGTGGGAGCATGAGGGTCGCATATACGCCGGGGCAGGACCGTCCCATCGCCGTCACGTTCGTCGGAAGGGGGCGCAGGTGGGACCTCACGGTCGAGGAGGCGGACGAGATAGCGGGGAAGCTCGCAAGAGCCGTCACGGACGCGCGCGAGGACCTCGGAAGGAGGAGAGAGCGATGGCGAATCCCAACCCCGAACCCCACACGGAGAACCTCACGCCGTTCAAGAAGGGAGATCCCGCCACCGTGGAATCGGCGAGGAAAGGTGCCAAGAAAAGCAACGAGGCGCAGATCCGCAAGAGGAGCATGCGCGAGTGGGCCGAGTACTACGGTTCCCTCCCTCTGCACAAGGGCAGGGTCAAGGAGGCCAAGAACGGCGATCAGATCAAGGACGCGAACCCCACCTTTGACGGGGCGGTCCTCGCCACGGCATACGCCAAGGCGATGAAGGGAGACGTCCGGGCGATGCAGTTCCTCGCCACGCTCAAGGGACAGTTCCAGGAGGAGATCGCCGTGCACACCGATCCGCTCGCCAACCTCACGGAGGACCAGCTCGATGCAATCATCGGAGCTATCAGAGAGGCTCGCAAATCTGACGAATGACCAGCTCGACGACCTCGAGCGCAGGTGCACCTACCGCAAGGCGTGGTGGAGCTTCTGGGCCTTCGCCAAGCTGATGGCGCCCGACTTCTACACCGAGGACCGGGCATATCTGAAGAATGTCTGCGACACGCTGCAGGACTTCTACGAGAGCGACGACAGGATCCTGGTCATGTGCATGCCTCCGAGGCACGGCAAGAGCAGGACGGCCAGCCTGTTCACCGAATGGATATTCGGCAGGGATCCGGGAGCGCACGTCATCACGGCATCGTATAACGAGGAGCTCAGCGGGACCTTCGCCAAGACCGTCCGCAACGCCATCCAGGAGGTCAAGGCCGCGCCCGAGATCCCGGTGTACTCCGACATATTCCCGGGCACGAGGATAAAGCCGGGCTCGGGGAGTATGAAGCTTTGGGCCATAGAGGGCGGGCGCGGGGAACATTCATATCTATCGACCAGCCCAGGGGGCACAGTTACCGGCTTTGGCGCCAGTTTGCTCATTATCGACGACCTCGTAAAGAACGCGGAGGAAGCATATAACGAGAGGCGCCTCCAGCAGTTATGGGACTACTTCGCGAACACGCTCCTGTCCAGGCGCGAGCAGGGGATGAAGATCGTGGTCATCATGACCAGGTGGGCGACCGGAGACCTCGCAGGCAGGGCGCTGGAGCACTTCGAGCGGATCGGCGTGCCCGTGAGGCAGATCCTCTACAGGGCGAGGAAGGAGGACGGGACGATGCTCTGCCCGGCGATCCTCTCCGCAGAGGACTATCAGATCCTGCTGGAGACGCAGGACAAGGCCATCGTCATGGCCAACTACCAACAGGAGCCCATCGACGTCCAGGGCAGGCTCTACACGAGCTTCCGCACGTACAGGGAGCTTCCGGCGCTGACCAAGGTCATGGCCTACGTGGACACGGCCGACGAGGGGACCGATTACCTCTGCAGCATCGTATTCGGCATCCCGGCGGAGGCGCCCGGGGACGCCGTCCTCCTCGACGTGATATACACGCAGGCGCCGATGGAGGTCACCGAGCCAGCGGTGGCCGAACAGCTCGCATCGACCTACGGGGACCTCCCCGTGGCGGCGGTGCAGATCGAGAGCAACAACGGCGGGAGGGGATTCGCCCGGGCGGTGGCGGAGATCCTCCGCAGGGCGGGATGCCCGACCGTGGTCGCATGGTTCCACCAGAGCGCCAACAAGAGGGCGAGGATCCTCACGGCGGCGCCGTGGCTGATGAACCACTGCATGATGCCCGAGCATTGGGCCGACCGGTGGCCGGAGTGGTGGAAGCACATCGTCACCTTCACGGCCGACGGGAAGGCCGAGCACGACGATGCCGAGGATGCGCTCTCCGGGGTATGCGAGCTGATGACCAGGAGCAGACCGACCCGGGCGAGGATCAGCGTCAAGGCCGACCGCGGGAAGTTCCGGCAGGCGAACCCCATTTTTTAAACATCCCCGCCAACAGGGTGAGCGATGACAGCCCTGCCCGCATTCCACGACGGCCGGATCTGCACCCCGTGGTGGTATGCCCTCGGGAGGTGGTGCGTGCGTCTGCTGGCAGTATGGGCGGTCGTCGGAGGCATCCACATGGAACCATTGGAGACAACCATCATCGCGGCGATCATCTGCTCGGCGATTGGGGCGGTGGCCTATATCGTGCTCACCAGCCTCGCCCGCTACAAGAAGCAGAGGACCGACGCGGACAAGCTGAGGTCCAAGATCGCAGCCGAAGGGCGCGACCCCACCGACCTCGCACAGCTTTCAGCGTTCGAGCGCTGGGAGCTCGTCAAGGCACAGAAGTTCGACCGCATATTCATCGCCGTGGACATCATCGGGGTGATCCTCGCCACCGCGGCAGCCACAGGCGTCCTGTATGTATTCGGGGGCAATTGGATTGCACCCGAGTGGCAGAGGTACGCGATAGTCGGAGGCATCCTCGGCATCATCGCCGCATGGATATTCGACCAGACGATCATCGACGCCATCGCCAAATGCACATGGCAGGACAAGACCGCCAAGGCCTTTCAGACTGTTAGTGCCGTGGTTGCTGAGGTGGCTGAGACCTCGAAGCTCGACGAGCTCGTGGCCAAGTACGTCAAGGCAGGATTCAGCGCGAAGGACGCCAAGGAGATGGCGAAGGAGTACATCCTCGGCCATCCCGAGGAGATCGAAGCCGAATAAACCCGAACGGGGAACCGGGGCGCATTACACCCCGGAACCCTCATCCCTCCCGAACCCCGTTTTTTAAACTCCTGCGCGTAAGCAGGAAGCATGATCGAGGACGACCTGCGGGACATGATAGCCGACCAGCTTCCCGGCGTGCCCGTATATTCCCGGCTGATCCCTCTGAACCTGCCCGAGTGCATCGTGGTGCAGGAGCTGGGCGGGGAGCCCTCGACCGCCGGCATCAGGAGGGCCACGCACAGGGTGGCGGTTATGGCCATTTCCGCCTCCCAGAGATATGCGCAGGACATCCTGCGGTCCGCCAGGGACATCCTCATCACCGGGATCCCGGCGGACCGGTCCGGCACCCATTACTACATCGCCAGGGCGCTCGCCGACGGCCACATGGCACGCAAGACGCCGGCAGGGCCGAAGTACATCGAGAGCGTGGACATGGAGGTGGTCGCATCGCTGTGATAGGCATCAGGGGATCGGGAGCCAGCAGGGCGGGGCTGGCGA